GTTTTCTGATTATCGGTTCATTTGTTACAGTACTGCTAGCAGTACAGTGGATCAACCTAAGTTCAGAATGGTGTTCCCTCTTCGAAGACGAATTGGGAACGACGAAATCAGACACTTCTGGCACGCCCTTAATCGAGAACTCGGAGAACTCGGAGATGCTCAAACTAAGGACTTATCACGCATGTACTATATCCCTGCGGAATATACTGGCGCTCACAACTTTATTTTTAGTCATGACGGTGACACAGTTGATCCTGATAATCTTATGAGGAAACATTCTTATGCAGAAAAAGCCAACCTCAATAACTTCTTCGACAGACTCCCAGAAGAACTCCAACAACAAATCATCGAACACAGAAAAGGAGGAATGGATAACACTAATGTGGTGTGGTCGTCCTATCGCGATTGTCCCTTCTTCCCTCGTAAACTCGAAGCAGAATACAGACTCATCACAAATACCGGATGGTACCATAAAATGTACCAAATAATGGTAGCAGTTGCTGGTAATGCAGTCAAACAAAAATATCCTATTACTGCTTCTGAGATTGCTAAGATGTGTCAAGAACTTGATTTGGAAACTGGTAATTGGTATAAGAATCGACCACTTGATAAAGAAGCAGATCGTGCTCTCGAATATATTTACAAAAATATGTAAAAAAACTATTTACATTTAAGAAAAAATATGTTATAATATAAACATAATTGAATAAGGAAATATATCATGTTTGACTTTCGTGTAAAAGTTGGTGACACTTTTGAATTAGCTGATATTGACTTAGACGCTCTTGAGAAACATGTTTCTTTAGAATACGTTAAGTTCTTAGGCAATCCTAATGATTCACGGCCTGAAAAACAGATTTATAATGATACATACAATGGTTTGGCCGCAGAACACTATATGATCGAGTATCATGGATATACAAATGATGATCGTAAATATAAGGATGTCAAAGCACCATGTGAAACTGTAGTAGAGATAAAGACAGCAGCTTCTGAAAATGGTTTAGAAGAACGCTTTAAAGATTTGAAGAAGAAAAAGAAATGGTTCGGTGATGATGTTTCTAATTATGCGATCGGTTTTCTTCGTAATGATAAGTCTTACACTTGTCATACTCTAAGGGTATGGAATGGAAAAGACTATATAGAAGTAAACGAAGAACCACAGGAAGATCGTGCTGAAGTGATTCGTAAACTAGAACGCTGGCCACTCGAAAAGGCTAGGCAAATTGCTATTGATATAATAGAAGATTGGGATCCAAAGAAGATTCAAGGTAAGGCGTCTAAGAATCGTATCATCTATGATCTACAAAAAGCGTGTACATCTGCTGATATTTGTGGTATAATGTATAGATTACAACTTGCTCAAGAAGGCCTTGGTACCATTGGTTCCTCATGGCAAAAACACTATAGGAATGTATAATGAAAGAATCAGTTAAAGTTTTACAAGAATGCGCAGAAATGCAGACTAAAAAGTCGCAAGACTATCAAAGCGATGAATCAAGTGTATTGCAAGCCATGCACTATCGTCGCGGAGTCGACACAATTCATGATGTTATTATCGGTAAACTCATGAGAGCCACTTCTCTACTCGAGTCTGGCAACAGCCCAAACTATGAATCGCTTGAAGATACCTATAAAGATATGATCAACTATGCGTCTTTCGCGGTATCCTATATGCGTGGTAAGATGGAAGGTCAACTTCCAGATCGTGATATGTATAATCGTAAGGTGACAAGAAATGAAGATCGGGATAACGGCGTCGACGTTTGATCTCTTACATGCAGGTCATATTGCCATGCTTCGTGAAGCAAAGGCTCAATGTGATTATCTGATCTGCGCTCTTCAAGTAGATCCTTCACGTGATAGAAAAGAAAAGAGCGTGCCAGTACAGAGTATTGTCGAAAGACAATCTCAACTTGCCGCTGTAAAATATGTAGATGAAGTACTTGTTTATTGTACAGAAGCTGATCTTCTTGATATAATTAACATGTACCCTATTAACGTCAGGATTCTCGGCGAGGAATATCGTCAGAAAGATTTTACTGGCAAGGATGAATGCCGTAAACGTGGTATTGAACTATATTTTAATAAGAGAGATCATAGATTCTCTTCAACTGATCTGAGAGCGAGGGTAGCAAATGCGAATACAAACCGTAAATGATATTAGACAATATTTTATTGGAGAACTGAATGATGAAGCCTTCACCGTGGACAAAACTGGATGCAACACAATCGAAATGCTTGGGGCTTCATTTATTGCAGATGAACCCGCAATCTTCGGAGAACCTAACGACGAATACATTCGAAGCGAAATTGATTGGTATCTTAGTGGTAGTACTAATATCAATGACATTTATAAGTGGCCTAATCATCCTGCTGATAAATCACCTCCAACTGCTTGGCAGTTTGCAGCAAATGATCATGGCGAGATAAACTCTAACTATGGTCGATTGATCTTTAGTGATATATATTATAGGCAGTACGATAACGTACTTACAGAGTTAACGAATAATCCTGACTCTCGTAGAGCGTCAATGATTTATCAAAGACCGTCTATATGGATAGAGTACACAGAAAATGGTAAAGGTGATTTCATCTGTACTAATGCTGTCACTTATTATATTCGCAATGATGAACTACAGTCAGTGGTCCAAATGCGTTCAAACGACGTCGTGTTCGGATACAAAAATGACTATGCTTGGCAACAGTATGTTTTAGAAACACTTGCCAAGGATCTTGGTATTCAACCAGGATTTATTACTTGGCAGGTACAGAATCTCCACGTTTACGAAAGGCATTTCCACCTTGTCAAGTAAATGGGATATTAGATATCTTCAATTAGCCGAGAGAATTGCCTCTTGGTCAAAAGATCCTTCAACTCAAATCGGGGCAATTGCCGTTGGAACCAAAGGTCAAGTACTGGCACAAGGTTATAATGGCTTTCCGCGTGGAGTTGAGGATAATCCTTTACATTATGAAGATCGTGAGACTAAATATAAGTATGTCGTTCATGCAGAAATGAATGTCATATATAACGCTACATATAATGGAGTGTCTCTCGATGGTGCTACATTATATGTAACAGGGTTGCCAGTCTGTAGTGACTGCGCAAAAGGTGTTATCCAAGTCGGCATACAGAGAGTCGTCATGAAAGAGCAGGACATTCCATTGAAATGGGTAGAATCCTGGAAGACGACCGCTGGTATGTTCGATCAAGCAAAAATAAAATGGGAGTTTATCAATGTCTCAAACTCAGGAATGGATTAAGAATAAATTTAAAGAAGAACGCGAACTCGGTATCAATGTCGAATATAATAATATGAGGCTCACTGCCGAGATCGAACAATTGAAAGATCGAATAAAACAACTTGAGACAGACATGGCATATACGACAACAAGAGGTTAATTATGAAGGTGATCGTAGTAGGACATAGCCCTGGTAGTTCTAAGATAAAGTACAGATCTAAGTCTGCTACGATCAAACGCCTAGATATGTGGCTGGGTGCATGTGATGTGTATTCATACAGCTTTGTGAATCTCTTTGCACCCAGCTCACATTCACCTCAAAAGAATGAAGTTAATGAAATATTATTACATGAATGTTTAAATGGTTATAATAAAATTATAACTTTAGGTAATGAGGTATCACAATATTTTAGTAAAAGAAACATACCGCATTTCGCAGCAAGTCACCCAAGTCCTCGTAATAGAAAATTCAACGATAAGTCGTTCGAACCTCAATTGATAGAAAATCTTAAAAATTATCTTTTTTCAAAAAAATAGTTTACAAATGCCAAAAAATATGATATAATATACTTAATGATAAAGATATAAATCGTATATCTAATATCGTGAGCTACTCCACTCCGGACAAATTTCTCACGCTAAAAAACTGATATAAAGGAGACTTAAATGTCATTTACAAAAATTAGAGTAGGTATCGTAGGTATCGGTAACTGCGCAAAATCTCTCATTGAAGGTATTCAATACTATAACGAGAATCCCGAAGATAAAGTCGGACTTATGTACGAAGATATCGGCGGCTATAAAGCTAAAGATATTGAATTTGTAGTAGGTTTTGATGTAGATCGCCGTAAAGTAAATCGTCCTCTTGCTGAAGCTCTTCGCGCCGATCCAAACTGCGCTATGGACCACGTCGCGTCAATTGACGATACTTCTAACGGACCTGGTTGTATCGAGCCGGGTGCTATTGTCTACTCTGGCCCTGAATATGATGGTGTAGCGCCTCATATGCTCGACTATCCAGAAGATGTGTCATTTAGAACAGGCGCTCAAGGTCATCTTTCTTTTGATGAGATCAAACAAATTCTAATCGACAAAAAAGTTGATGTTGTTATTAACTATTTGCCTGTCGGTTCAGAGAGAGCTTCAGAATTCTATATGGATGCGGCGGTAAAAGCTGGTTGTCACTTTGTTAACTGTATTCCAACGCTGATTTCTACTAAAGATACCATGAAAATTGAACAGAAGTTTATCGACGCTGGTCTTACTATTGTAGGTTCTGATATGAGATCTGCTTGGGGTGCTTCGCGACTTTCTGAAGTTCTTCAAGGTGCAATGCTCGATTCCGGTTTATTGGTTACACAGCACATTCAAACTAACATGGCGGCTGGATCTACTCAAGGTCAAGAGCATATTCGTACTGGGCGTACAGCAAATACTGACTTCCTTAATATGTCTAAACAAGAGCGTCTTCATAATAAACATGTTTCTAAAGAAAATGTTCTTAAAGGTCAGAATTATGTTCGCGACACCTCAACAGCTGGTATGACGCTCTTCGCTGGTCCTTCTCTTACTGTGCAACAAAAACCAGGTGGAGACTATGTTGGCTCAGATCAGAAAATCGCAAACCTTGATATTATTGCCTATGGATTTGGTGGCGCTCGTTATGAGATGACAGCTCGTCTTGCTGTACAAGATTCACCCAACTCTGGTGGTGTAGTAGTATCAGCAATTCGATTCTGTAAAGTCGCATCTGAAATGGGTATTGTTGGTTACCTTCGTGGACCATCAGCATGGACTCAGAAAACTCCTCCACTTCAGCTAAAAACTGATCAAGCTAAAGCTGAATGTGATGCTCTGGCAAATCGTCAAATCACTGATATTACTCGAGCTCAGTTAATTGATTATAATCCAAAGGCCAAAAATCTTGCCTACACATTCCAAGCCGGTGAGACTGATTATGAGTAAGATGATTAACTCATTTGATATTGATGGGGTTATTTTCATGGGTAAATATGGAGGAGTTTATCCTGGTCCTAATGATATCATTATAACTGGAAGATCAAAAGAAGAAGAAAAAGAAACTCGTGAGATGCTAGAATTTAAGGGCATTCGTAATGAGCTATTCATGAATCCTCTTCCTTACAGTCAAAAATCGAGAGTATCGTCAGGACAGCATAAGGGTAGAACCTTATTCTATCTTGAAGAAATGGGATACCGTTTCGGTTGCCATTTTGAAGACGATCCGATTCAGGCTGAAGAGATCAAAAAAATCATGCCTCATATCAATATCGTTATGTTGCAACATGATCTCGTCGAAAAAGAAAACGTTCGTCGTGATGATTGGAGAGAAGAGATAGCATGATAGACGCGACCGGTAAGGCTTATCCAGAGGCTGATCACTTTCAGTCCAGCCATTCAGATTATCCTATTGACAGGTTCTTTAGTCAATGTGATGTAGAAAAATTTATAGACTTCAAATATTTCGTTGAAGAAGTCAATACTCGAGCTGAGTGGCAACGTGGCCTTACCGAGTCGTACAGCTATAAGGAATACGCACTGAATCCTGACACTGAGTATTTTCATCCAATGATCACCTACGATGATCGTATGGTCTATATCATGGAGAATATTGTGTCGCTTCCAGACGAACAATTATCTCCTTATAATAAGATTGGTAATACTATTATCTCTCACTTTTATGGTGCTCGCGGTATTCATCAAATTGCCACTCGAGAAAACGATCCAAAGAAAGCTCACGTCAACTTTGAAAACTATTTTAATTCGGGAGAACGTGAAAGGGTACGTAGAAATCTAGAGCTTTCCAGATTAGCTAATCTACCAATATATGGTACTACAGAACTCAGAACGTCTCTCTTTGGTGCGGCAAATACTTATCAGA